TATGCAAGGGTTCGCCACTGCCGACTTGTTGCCTATTGCTCTCGTCGCCTTAGAGAAAGTAGTACGCGAGTCCGGGGTACGCAGTGTGATCTGCAATACCGTACACGACTCCATCGTCATGGACGTGCATCCGGACGAAAAAGATATTTGCATAGATATGATGAAACACGCTATGCTGAGTTTACCCTTTGAAACCGTTCGACGTTATGGAATCGTGTACGACATGCCTGTCGGTATCGAGATCAAAGCAGGTAAAAATTGGCTTGACTTACATGAAGTAGAACTGTAAGATGGCCGTTACCTACTATCCAATCGTAAAGGAGTAAAGGATATGGATGGAATAGAAATCATGGAAATGAACAACGAAATGGACGCTCTCGTCGCCGCACTGCAAAGCGATGACACAGAACAGCTAAAGAAGCTCACCGGTCAGGGTGAAGGCGGCGGAGATCGTGTCGGCCTACCTCGCCTGAGCATCAACTACGATCAGGAGACTGACGACGGTTCTCCCCTGACGCGCGGTGACTGGAAGATTTTTATCGACGGCGAGTTCCTCTACGCGCCGGAAGTGAAGATTCAGCCCCTCATGCGTACCTTTGAGTATTCGATGTGGGACTCGACGATGAACGAGGGTAGGGGCGGCTTCTCGTGCAAGTCCGTCCAGAAGCCGGGGTTCGGGGGTACGTTTCCTGACACGGAGGGCGGTAACAAGTGTGGTCGCCTCTCTCGTGACGAGGAAGAGAAACTCGATCAGCAAGACCCGGCGTACCTCAAGAGCCGCGCCGTAATCTGCAATCAGGTTATCTACGGTACGATCAGTGGTACCTTCAAGACCGGTGCCGGAGACGAAGTGGTAATCGAGAACAAGCCGATGATCGCGTACTTCAAGAAGTCTGGCTTCAAGCCGATTGCTGACTTCATTCAGGGTCTCGGTCGCCAAGACAAGATCATGGCGCACTGTAGCATCCTTCTGCGTACCCACCGCAACAAGAAGGGCAGCATCACGTACTGGACTCCGGTGCCTACGCTAGACAGCGTACCCGGTCTTTCGAGCGAAGACAAAGAGCTTGTCGTGAAGTTCAACGACACGATCAAGGGACACAACGAGACCGTGCTTCGTGAGTACAAGTCGCAGGTGAAGTTGCAGATGACCGAAGACGATTCCGACTTGGCATCGGACTTCGCACATGCTTCTTGATATCCAAGACTACATGAGTCGGGCAATCCGGGGGGACGTACAAGTCTCCCCGGAGAACCTCGAACTCTTCGTAAAAGAATCTCGTGAGGCCATCGAAAAACAATTCGGTGGTCGTAAGCGTGAGTACCGCATACGTATGTCCGGCTTAGGCAAGCCCCTCTGCCAGCAGATACTCGACAAATTCGGTATCGAAGAGACGATGCAATACAACAGCATCTCCCGATTTGCTTTTGGGGATTTGGCTGAAGCACTCCTGATGCTCGTCATGCGAGAGGCCGGTATCGACATCGTTGACTTCCAAAAGAAGGTCGAGCTAGAGATTGCGGACATCACCGTAAAGGGTACACTCGACGTTATCATCCGGGGCACGGACGGTGTTGAGCGGGTGTGGGACATCAAGTCCGCAAGCGACTGGGCATTCAAGAACAAGTTCACCGGCTCCGGCGGGTACGAACACATGAAGAACGACGATCCGTTCGGGTACATCATGCAGGGGCATCTCTACGGTGCCGCTATGGGCATGGACTTCGGTGGGTGGATCGTGATCAACAAGTCGAGTGGCGAGGTAGCCATCGTCGAGGCGTACGACTGGACTGGTGAGGACAGGACGAACTATCTTGCGGACGCAGAAGATCGTGTACGTTTTCTTGTCAACCCAGACTCCGAGCCGTTCAAACCGTTTGCTGACGAGTTCGAAACGTACAAGCGGAAGGGTGAGGTAATTCGTACCGGCAACAAGGTTTTGCCGAAGGAGTGTAGCCTCTGCGGCTTTCGGGGGCACTGCTGGCCTGACGCTATCCTACACGAGCGGGTAACGTCACAGGCAAAGTCTCCCCCGAAAGTATGGTACTCTCGGCTCAAAACAAAGGAGCTATGATGTGCCGTACGTTTTCATTCGAGACTACGATCTCGAACTCTTAGAACTCAACAAAGACATGCACCACGTCTACGTCGAGTCACACATCGGTGTGGGCGGCGAACGAAACACTGTGTTCCTCCGACAACACGAGCGTGGCTTACCGCTCACTCTGCGAAATAATTTCAGTGACTTGGGTGCGCTATCTTCGGAAACGGAGAAGCGTGACATAACAACCGTCGAGGCCGAGATCGGAAAGATCAGTCGTCTCGCAAACTCCGGAGCTAACGTATGCGTCCCACTGACTCGCTTGACAAACGAATTCTCTCCTATGGAACGCCTGTCGCCAAGACTGGCAGGATATCTTCTAAAAAGGCTAGCGTCCGTCGGAATGCGTCTATGAAAAAGAGTTCTGCTGTGAAGGCCGGATTCCGGTCGAACTTCGAGTTGAACCTCGCACGTACGCTTGCGGAGCGGGGAGTTGAGTACGATTACGAATCGATCAAACTCACCTACGTACCGAAGCCCCGGACGTACACGCCGGACTTCTACATTCCTGAGACGGATATCTACGTCGAAGCGAAGGGGCATCTCGATAAAGGGGATCGCACTAAGATGCTTCTGATCAAGGAACAATATCCTGAATACGACATCCGGTTTGTGTTCCTACGCGCAAACAACAAAATTTACAAAGGCTCGAAAACCACCTATGCTGACTGGGCTACCAAGCACAAGTTCGAATGGGCAGAGGGTTCGATCCCAGAGGAGTGGTGTAAGAATGGACGATAGAGATATGCAGGGAATGTTAGAGAAGGCGAGTCTTCTACCCGAGCGGTGGTACCTCGTCTTTCGGCAGGGTGACGACGATCATTTGATGATGACGGCGTACGACACGACCGAAGAGGACGAGGATGACGAGTACATCCCGGCGGGTGCGATTGTTTTGGCAGGACTCATCGAACTCATGGAGACAGACTTCGAGCGTGTAATGTCTGCAGGTCTCGCCCGGTTGCAGTTCGAAGCTACACAAGAGGCTATGGTCGAAGAGACAGGCAACAAGCCAGACGTGAAGCACGATCCTGAAACGAACATCGTCAAGGTTAGCTTCGGGAAGACACAATGAGACACGAAGAGTATATGAGGAAGCGGATGGAACAGGAAAGTTTACAGGGTATGGCAAACGCGGCGTGGGTGAACGGTCGAGATGACATGGTGAACTCGCCACCACACTACAATCAAGCAGGGGTTGAGTGTATCGATGCCATCCGTGCAGCTACGGACGAGGGCTACGAGTATTACCTGCAGGGAAACATAATCAAGTACCTGTGGCGGTATCGCTACAAGAACGGTGTCGAGGACTTGAAGAAGGCACAGTGGTACTTGGAGAAACTTATTGAGGAGACAGGCCGTGAATAACATGCTACCCACCCCATACCAACAATTTATCCACAAGTCCCGCTACGCGCGTTGGCTCGACGACGAGCAGCGTCGTGAAAACTGGGACGAGACTGTCGAACGCTATCTCAAGTTTATGATCTATCAGGTGAAGGGTAAGCATCAGTTCGATCTTCCCGCGAAAGACATCACTGACTTGCGGGATGCTATCCTGAGTCTTGAGATTATGCCCTCTATGAGGGCGATGATGACAGCAGGGCCAGCCCTAGCTCGTGACAACATCTGCGGCTACAACTGTAGCTACATCCCCGTAGACAACTCCCGCTCGTTCGACGAGTGTATGTACATCCTGATGTGCGGCACAGGTGTAGGCTTCTCTGTCGAGCGTGAGAACGTGGACAAGCTGCCTGTCATCAGTGATGCGATGAATGAGTCCAAAACAATGATCGTTGTATCTGACTCGAAGCCCGGATGGGCTAAAGCGTATCGCGAACTCGTCGCACTTCTTTACGCTGGTCAGATTCCGCAGTGGGACTTGTCGAACATCCGCCCGTCCGGTGCCCGTTTGAAGACTATGGGCGGTCGCGCATCCGGCCCCGGCCCCCTCGACGATCTGTTCAACTTCACGACACAGATGTTCAAGAAGGCGGCAGGGCGTCGTCTCTACCCGATTGAGTGCCACGACTTGATGTGCAAGATCGGGGAGATCGTAGTCGTGGGTGGTGTGCGCCGCTCGGCTCTCATCTCACTCAGCAACCTGAACGATGACCAAATGCGTCACGCGAAGGCCGGACAGTGGTGGGAGAACGAGGGGCAACGTGCGCTGGCTAACAACAGCGTTGCCTACAAGCATCGTCCTGAGATGGGTACGTTCATGCGGGAGTGGCTTGCCCTCTACGACTCGAAGTCGGGAGAGCGGGGCATCTTCAACCGTGAGGCGGCAGACAAGCAGGTTGCTCGAAACGGACGCCGAGAAACAGGTCACATGTGGGGAACGAACCCCTGCTCCGAGATCATCCTGCGTCCCTATCAGTTTTGCAACCTGTCAGAAGTGGTCGTGCGGGAACAGGACAGCCTCGATGACTTGAAGCGCAAGGTTCGTCTCGCTACCATTCTTGGTACGCTGCAGTCCACACTCACTGATTTCAAGTATCTGAGGAAGGTATGGAAAGACAACACAGAAGAAGAGCGTTTGCTCGGTGTATCCTTGACTGGTATCATGGATCATGGCGTTCTATCAAAGAACGTAGATTCTCCGCGTTGGCTCGAAGAGATGAAACAGGTCGCAGTGGATACCAACAAAAAGTATGCAAACATGCTTGGAATCCCACAAAGCAGTGCCATTACCTGTGTCAAGCCGTCGGGCACTGTGTCACAACTCGTAGACGCCGCTAGTGGAATCCACGCCAGACACAACGACTACTACATCCGCACGGTGCGGGGCAGCAACGAAGATCCGCTCACTCAGTTCCTGATTGAGAAGGGTGTACACAACGAGCCGGATGTGATGAAGCCGGACACGACTACTGTGTTCTCCTTTGCCATGCAGTCGCCTATCGGAGCGACGACACGGACAGAGACGACAGCCGTGGATCAACTAGAGTTGTGGAAGACGTACGCTGTGAGTTGGTGTGAACATAAGCCATCGATCACTGTTTCTGTGAAGGATCATGAGTGGATGGACGTAGGGGCGTGGGTGTATGAAAACTTCGATATTGCATCCGGCGTGTCGTTCCTGCCACATTCAGACCACACGTACCAACAGGCTCCGTATCAAGACATCGAAGCAGATGAATACTTGGAGTGGCAGCAGAGGTTTGGTAACATGATCATCGAATGGAATGATCTGTCAGACTTCGAAAAGGAAGACAATACGTCTGGCTCTCGTGAGTTAGCCTGTACGGCTGGCGTCTGTGAAGTGGTAGACTTAAATGCCGCCTAAGAAGGAAACACGCCCCATATGGAAACGGGGGAAGGGGTGGATTCAGTACGATCCGCCCCGGAATCATCCGTGTTACAAGGAATGGAGAGAGAAAGTTGATCGAAGTAAAGATAACGGATGAAATGCTTCTTAGTGCCCGTAGCAAGGCCACTGAGATGGGTCTTCTCCACAATTCGATACTGAGGGGCGGGGGCAGCATTGCTGGCTTCCTCGGGGAACAGATCGTCCTATCCACAATGGGGGGCACGTGGGATAACTCGTATGACTACGACATCGTTCTTGACGATGGGCAGCGGGTAGAGGTGAAGACAAAGCAAACCTCTGCCACCCCGTTGCCTCACTACTCGTGTAGCATCAGCAACTTCAACACCCGACAGAAGTGCGACATCTACGCTTTCACACGAGTGTTAAAGGATTTCTCGAAGGGATGGTTTCTGGGATTTATGCCCAAGCAGGAGTATTTCGACAAGTCCAAATTCATGAAGAAGGGTGACTTCGATCCGGACAACGGGTACGAGGTGAGGGCAGACTGCTACAACCTTTACATAGAGGACTTACGCAATGTTCAAAGCGATGGTAATAGTATGCTCAGTCTATCTTCCTGATGGACCGTGCTACAACTTTGAGGACACTACGGGACTGAAGCCTACAATAAAAGAGTGCAGAGAGCGTCAACAGGAGATGACAGCAAGTATAATGTCTATACCCATGCAGCTTCCGCCGCCCTATACGATAACATACCAGTGCCTACCGGGAGAACAAACATGAAGGCCACGCTCTTTTCGTTCAACGTCTATCTACGACAGGATGGCAAAGTTGAACTGGACAAACAGATGGTCAGACCGGAGGAGTTCCAAAAAGAAATGGACGCCGGGGTGCCCGAGTTTGATGGGGCACACTCCATAGCGTCCATGTTGCGTTACTTTAGTTCAGTAACAGATGAGATGATGGAAAAGTCAGGCGGGTATATTTAGCCCCTCTTCTTGAGGTCTTTCGCACCTACGCCGTCTGCGGCAAACTCCGGTACTCTCTTGCCATTTACTTCGACCATCTTGAGGCTACCGCCCTCGGCCATCATCGGCATCTTTGGCTGTTGCATCATCGAGTTCTGCATTTGATTCTGCTGTTTCTGTGTCGTGGTCATCATCCCCCCCGCTTGAGCCTTCTTGCGGGGTTTCTTTTTCTTTGAGGTGGCCATGCCGCCGTACATCATCGGCTTACGCTTGGCTGCACCACCATACATCATGGCCTTGCGTGGGCCGTTGTTGTACATCTTCATAGGTTGCTCCTAGTTTTGAGGTTGCCCGAATAGCCTTTGAGCATCTGATTCGGGTTTTGGATCAGTTCTTGGTATGATGAGGTCTTGGAATGCAAAGCCTAAGTCTGCTCTGGATCGGATGGCCCTAGCCCCATCTGCAGTTTCTGCAGGCCCACCCATAGTGAATTCGTAGCCAGTGCCTGTCCGTACTCGGAGTGGTTCCGGCTGATGTGTAGCGTTGTATCGTTCGAGTCCGATAGATAGCATCTGGAACATCTGCTTGTTCTTTTCGAATGGCAAGGGCTTTCCTGTGCGGACCATCTCCATAAACAACTCACCAACTTTAGGATTCTGAATGATTTGCGTCAGCATGGACATGTTTCTGTTACGCATCTGCTGCAGCACAGCCTCTGTACCCACATATCTGAAGCTTACGACACCGCGATTGATTGCGTAAAAACGGCTGATATAGCTTTCCACAGAGAACGCACGAGGTATGCCTGTGAATCTTACGCGGTTGTCCAGTTTGGTTTGCTCTTCTGCCATGAAGGCAAGAACCGACTTGTACGTATCGTAGGCTTTCGTGCCCACAGCGTCTTCAACAGCCTGCGCTACAGCAGGATCATTGATGCCCAGCAGAGTGTTCAGTTGATTGAGATCAACATCATAGTCAGGAGTTAGTCTCTCTGCACCACCGGCCATACCCTTAGAGGTATTTGCTGTAAACGTGTTGGTGGCTTTGAAGGCACGATTGGTGATTGCTTCGCTGATAACAGAACGCATCACTTCTGATATTTCATCGTCATTTAGCTTGCCAACCGTCTTGAGATGATTCTTGAGGAGGGCTATCCTTTCCGGACCTCCCCCAATCAGCACGTCTGCAGCCTTTACGGCGTCGAGATTTTCTGGGCTGTATCTGCGTAGGAATTCTACAGAAGTTTGCACACCCTTCTTCACGGTGTTGAGTTGTCGGTTGACTTCGTCTGCGTTTTCTCGTGCAGCTTTCTTCATCATCGACTGGGCATTTGCAAAGGCGACTTCACCGACTGTGTCCTCAGAAAACTCCATCATGTGCCGGAATATCTTCTTAGTGTCCATAAGAGCAACGACATTCCCGTCTGCGTCTATGCCAGTGAACAGTTGCTCGTACTTCGAGGACATGTCTTCGAACTGTCTGAACGTCAGATCACCGCGTTCCATAGAGTCCATGATCCACTGTCGATACGTAGCAGCTATGGACTCCTTGACAAAACGTCCCTCAGATGTCCGCAAGTCAATCCTGCGCGTACCATCTGGCTGCAAAGTTCCTACAGCCTTTACGAGTCGTGCAAAATCTCTTTCGGCTGTTGCTTTATCTTTTTTAGTCCATGTAGCCACATCAAGCCATGTAGTTGGGGGATTGTCGCCGTAGTCTATTCCACCGGGGTTGTCTACAGTTCTGCCAGTAAATACTCGTGGCTCTCCCTTGAATGTGTTTGTGCCCAGCCACGTTGATACTAAAGAGTTGCCCCCCTCCCATCGATTCATGTGCTGACTCCAGCCCTGATCAGCAACGCGCAGTGCCTCACGAACCGGCATGTCTACCTGTGTGCCATCGGGCAGGGTGACTTTTGCAATCAAGTCGCCAGCGTTGACACGAACACCCTGCGGATCAGTAACCGTAAAGTTACCCAGAGCCTCGTCGGCTGTCAGACGGAGACGTGAGTAGTCCGCCTGTGCGGCGTTCTTGTTTGCCTTGCCTGCACGGAATGCAAGTTGTCCCAAGCTTTCACGGGCCTCTTTAACCTGCAAAAAGTCCAGAGGGAATACCTCTACGTCTACTCCTCTTGCAGCGTTCTCGTCGCGCATAAATTTGACGACTGCGAGAGCCTTCGGTACACCTGTTGCAAGTTGATTGCCTGCACGAGCCTCGACAGATTCAATTATGTCATCCACCTCTACGCCTCGCTTTGCAGCAATAGTGGCAAGCACGTTATCTGCTGCGCCGGACAGAGTGCCAAGAAGTTTGCTCATGCTTCCCGTGTTCACGGAATCCGGATTCATAGCCTTCAAGAGGTCTATGTTTTCATCCTTGCCCATGACGGAGAAGATGTCGTCCAGAAGCTTGCCGCCATCTGATGTGGCGATTCCCATGACACGCTGACCATTCGGTCCCGGCATACGGAATATCTGTCCGTTGAGACTCTTGTATGGCAGAGAAGCATTCTGATAGGATGTAGAGCGGAGGTTCTCCATGCCCAGTGCAAACAGGTCAGATGGCTTTCTGTACAGAGGCAGCACACCGTCCTTTGCGGCATCAGGAAACGCATCAGGTGTGATCCTTTTGACATCCTGTGCTGTGGGCAACGCCCTGCGAACAACAGTCTTGAGGCTGGCCGTAAGCTGATCAGAGAAAGCGTTAGATGTTGCTTCAATCTGCTGTCTGACTTCTGCACCACGTGCGGGATCAATGAATTGAACGCCGTCACCCTTGAGACGATTGATAACATGAGGCATATTTTCAAACGAGTCAGGAGACATGTGACGTGCGAGACCTGTTTCATCTCCGCGAATCATAGCCAGTGCTATTTCTACTCCGTTGTTGTTTACAAACTGCATGTCTGCGTCTAGCTGCATTATCTTGTTCTCAGAGTTTTCGAGAGCAGCCTGTACTGTATCGTACAGCTTCTTGACTCCGGTGCCCTCTTGCCGTGCCTCTGGGTTCTGAGCCAGCCTTTCAAAGAGAGCGCGAAGTTCCGCAGTAAGCTGTCCCTGTGCTTGGCGAACGTTCTCCAACTCGCGGGACGCCAGATCAAAACCTGCCGTTCCCGGAGCATCTAAGTCCATACGCATACCCTCTTCAAGAGTCTGTAGGATGGACAGCTTGAATATGTTAGCTGCTGACTTGTTGGTAAGTTCTGCTGGAACGCCTGCCCGTACTAGTTCTGCGGACAACTCGTCAAAATACTTTACACGGGCCATAACACCGGCAACAAAGTCGGGGTCCATGTTTTCCATGTTTTTGCCTAAACGAATGGCGTTTATCAGGTCTTTGGGTGTTGTATACGAACTTGTACCTATTGCTCCCCGCATCAAGTCTGTGACGAATACGGCAGCACTTCCCGCTTTACTTGCGCCATACATACCTATTCCTGCTAGGCTACCAAACAATTCCCAGAGCATCATGTCTCCACCGTAGTTTTGACCTATGATGTTTCCGGTAGCACCGCCCAGTATGACTGTTGCATCAAGCTTTGTCGATGTACGCATAAACGCAGGAACTTCAGACATCGCCACGATTCTGCGTAGTTCGTTTTTACTGCGATCAATCTGACGTGTGAGTTCGTCGATTCTTGTCTGATCAGCATTTGATATAGGCTTGCCGCTATCTTTAACTCGCTGTCGTATCGCGGCTCGTTCTTGGATTTTGCCTCGACGATAACCTATAAATTTGCTTACTTCTTCTCGTTTGCCAACTGCCAGAGCCGCATCTTCAAGTTGCATACCTGCTTTGAGGGCACTGGTAGTCCTGAATCCGTTGATGAATGCGATGGGTTTAGCAGCAGCGTCCGTGGCAAAAGCAACAGGCTTTCCTACCAAAGGAACATACAGAAGCAAGTCGTGAATTTTATCACTCTTGACAGCAAAAGTCGTATTCGTGAACGGGATATCAACTTCTTGCTTACGCTTTGCTTGATACTTCAGGAGTATTTCTTCGGGCGAAGCATCTGGAAACTTCTTGTGCATGTCGTTTGCGAACAGCTTGAAACGCTGCATCTCTTTTGCACCGCGCAGAGACTGTGCAGCACGAGTGAGACCCAGAGTAAACTTGGTTTCGACTGCAATGTTTGCCAGCGCAGTTGCGGGGCTAGAATAAAAACGAGAAAGCTGCTCTGCTTGATCGTAGGTAATGTCTAGACCCAAAGCATCGTAGTGATCCTGAATCGTATCAGGCAGGCGAGGCAACCACTTGTCATGCAGGGCTTCTCTTCCCTGTGGCGTACTCAGGTTGAAGCCGCCAACACCCTCCATATTAAGCTGGGCATTCCACAGTGTCAGTGCCTCAAACCCTTCGCCAACAACCCATGTACCCATGTCCATACCAAAACGCAGAGCTTCTGTGGGGGATGCGGCAAGAATAGACCTGTCACCATAGGAGATGCTTGATCCCAGAAGAGTGCCCTCCAGTTGTGGCACAACTTGCTTCAAGGACAAACGATGCTTGAGGACACCTGCAATGTTACGTTCGCTCATACCCTGCTGGCGGAAGTAGCGAACAAACTTGTTTGCAAACAGAGCATCCAAAGTTTCCTTATCGTGTCCTGCAACAAACAGGTCAGCACTACCGTCTTCCCGCTCAAGAAACGGAACGTTTACTTCAAGGTACTTTTCGATTTCGTCTGGCTGACGGGTCCACTGCTCTGTGATTGACTGATAAGGAATCTCTTCCCTATCAACCAGCACACGTCCGTCGCTGGTCGTGAGTTCAAACTCTAGTGTTTGGGCTTTGTTTTCTTCGAGCAGCCGGACCCGCTCCTCGTACGATATCGGACCAAGAGCCGCCAGAGAAAACTTTTTCAGGGGGTACTTGCCGTCTGCTCCCGGCTGGGCGTTCGTATCTTTTGCAAGGAACGACGTGGCACCCATAACCATTTGCTTGTAGACTTCTTCCTCTACACCTGCGGCAGCGAATGCCTCTTGGGATGTGACGATAAAGTCGTCGGGTTCAAACTTGGACTTGTCCAGAACGTTCTTACGTTCACTTGTAAAGCCTGCACCCAGCAGTCCCGGCTCAATCGTCTTTACAGATTCACCAGTCAAAACCGGTGATACAGGTGGCTTCTCACCCAGAGAAAAGGGAAGATATCCTGTAGGCCCGACCTCACCCGGAAGCCTGTACTCAGAAGTCTTGAGATCAGGACGAGGTGTTGGCTCGACAGCAGTCTCTTGTCCTGCCGCGACGTACTCTTCTATTACAGCGGTTTTATCGTCCTCTGGTTCATTGGACGGAGGCTGTGGAAGAAAAGTGTTTGCGCCTAGTAGTTTTTCTGCCATAGGTTTTCCCTGTTAGCTGCTTTGAAGTCGCTTACGGACGAGTTCGAGTTCTGCAGGCGGAACATCGTCGATGCTTTCGTACTGCTGTCCCGGTCCTCTACGCATGTTGAGACTGTCAAGAATGACTTTGTCGTCTACTTGCACACCCTCTGGTCCTGATCCACGGATTCTGGCTGCAATCGATCCTGCGGTGATTGCACGATGATAGCCACGCGGATCGTTGTTGACTGCAGACAGTGCCTTTACGAAGTAGTAGCCTGCAGCTTCTTGCGGGTTTTGCGACATCTGATAGTCCATGTCTGTAGCGATATCCTGAGAAATACGTTTAATTTCTTCGAGAACCGCTACCTGAGACTCAGGCGTGGCTGTAAACTTCTGACGCAGAGCCTTCAGGATGATGGCAACGTCTTGGTCAGAAATCGTGCGTCCACCCGTGCCGCCCTGCATTGCAGCCGATAGTTCGTAGGCAAGAGACACGATGTACAACTGACGAGCAGCATACAATCTCAAAGTTTTATTGTCTTTTATGCCTGCAGCTTCCTCTGCAATATCGTCAATAATGCCGTTTATTTCATCTCTAGCTGCCTTTGCCTCTGGAGAATTGTCAGGGGGCAAAGCTGCAGGATTTTTTGCCTGATGTCTTACGTAAATATCGTTTACATAGTCATCCAGACTGCCCTTAATTTCATTAGCAAATGCTTTCGCATCTCCTATGTTGAGGGCAGCTTTTGCTCTACTAAAAGCCTCATTACCTAAATAGAACAGTCCATCCACAGTCAGTTCAATATCACCAACAGCTACGGATTCTCTGTATTTGCCTTGTCCGTTATTACCATCCGGATCAAACAGAGTAAATATTAAATCGTTGGACAGATCGATGACACGGTAGGCACTTAGCTGTTTGGCTGAAAGGGATTGTTTTTGTTGATCAGTTACCCTAGTAGAGAACTCGCCGATACCGTTACGCATCGCTGCTTGCTTGAGATCTGGCGGAATAAACGCAGTTCCGTTCATGGGATCGCCCACAATGCCGCCAATCAAGGGAGTCACAGCAGTTACGAGATCGCGCAGGCTTTCTCCGGAACCGATGTACTCCCTCGAAAAGTATTGGAAGTCAGCAGACTTGACGGCTGCTCCGTTTGCAGCGTCAACAAAAGTCGTGAACATAGTCTTGTTGCCAGCACCCGGAAGTTTCTCAGAACTCATCTTGATCCATGCGTCTAGGATAGGCTGAGACCTCTCGAATGCAACTATGCCATCGACCATCACGAGTTGGCCGTTTCGATCATACCTTTTATTCATAAGAGAGATGACGTCGAGATCAGTGCGGTTCTGTACGCCGTCATTCACGGCAAGAAAGATAGGATTCAGAGTAGTGCTAACAAAGCTTGCATATTTTGCGGGAATGTTTCCACCCACCACTGTAGTAGACGATCCAGACTCCACAGGGTTTTCAATGGCGTTGTCTTCATCCATAGTTGCCACGTTTGTGCTGGTCACGGCGACTACGGGAACGTCACTAGCAGCCCCTAATTTAGCCAAACGATCGCTGACAGAAAGCACCGTATCCTGAATACGTGTGGTTTCTATTTCGGTCAGATACTTTTGCATACCCGGTACGGCAAATATCTGAGGGTACACGCTCTTTACATGGGCAGCTAGGCTCTTGTTACGGAAGAGGCTTTGCCCCGTCTGTTCTTTGGTTTGCGTGTCAAGCATATTCAAGTGGCTAACTATAAGAGGACCAAATGCGTTAATGTATTCCCCTGCTTGTCCTTCGTCAACGAGTTGCTTCAGGTTGTCTGCGTTGAGATTTCTGTTCATCCGTGCTAGTTGGATGCCCTTGTCAAGGTCAGAAGGCGCACCCAGATACACGTCTGTTCCCTTGATCTTCATGGGCACGTTCATGGATGCAGCTACCTTAGCCTCACCTGTGATCTTGGCTTCTGCACTCGTCACAGTCACCTTGCCTGTTGTGGGCGAAATGGTTCCGGTTCTGACTTCTGTTGCTGACTCGATTTGATTCTGTGTAGCGTCTTCTATCGGTACGTTCGTGAAGCCTTCGCCGGATATAAGCTGAGTTTGACGGCTTTGAATTGCACCATCAATAGTGACAATACCACTGCTGTCTTGCTTACCCATACCTGCAAACTCGAATCCAGACACTCGTCCAAATCTACTTTCTAGTGAAGCCTGCGTAGGTCCGGTTACTTCCACACGATTGCCTTCTGCATCTGTTATGTAGCCGACTGCTACGCGAGTTTCCCCGTAGGTTGTATTCGTCGTCTTTGTAGCTGTTATCTCGCCGTCTACAGTTGTAACATCTTTTTTTACAACCGTAATTGCAGAGGGGGAGATGCCTCTCTCTCTAGCAAGTAGATCGATATCGGCAGGATTCTGATCAGTTAAGCTCTCGCCACTCGGGAATACAAGATCAACGACACTCTTCGTAACTTCCACGCCCGGAGGAGTATAGCTGCTCTTCAGTGATTTATCTGTTACTTCTTGAGTGTACCTATCCGTGGCGATAGAGAACCTGTCAAAGGCAACGTCGTCTCTGTTTAGTCCGCGTTTAGCCAACTCGGATGAAAATGTGTTGTCTGTCAGATTTGGCACGGTTTCTGTGCCGCCTGTTCTAGTAGGGAAGTACGCGGTGATTGTCTCGGACTTCAAAGAATCTGTAGGCGTACGTATGGCAGTAAACTCAGATACCGTCTCTTCGCTACCGGTTTTTTCTCCCGAAGCAGTTACAGTGTAAGATACTGTTTGGATTTTGTTGCCGGTTTCCCGTGCAATAGGCGCAACTTTCGTGAGCGGACCCTGCACAATGTTGTTGTTGGCATCGACCGTGCGAAACTCTTGTTTGGTCCTGTATCCCCGAATAACGGAAACGTCTTCAGGGCTGTAGATGGTGGGACCATTTTTGCGGTTTGTATGGCCTATTGCTGGTCCCGTAATTTTTGACGAGACGCCCGGACCACTCAAGTCAAGTTGCATCAGAGGAGGCAGACTTGCATTCTCTTGTAGAAGCGTGTTTTTAATTTCTGTTGTTGTACGGGGTGTACCACGAAAATTGTACAGAGGAATGTTGGGATCAGGTGTGTATTCAGAATTCAGGTTAAACTTGTTGCCGTCTGATCCCGGATTGTAACCCAAAGCAGTAGCAAGCTGTGTCCACCCCGGTCCCGGAGATTTTGTCGTCTCTGGCCCGAAGGACGTAGTGTACTCAATGTTACCGCTGCCGTCGCCCCACATATATGTGCGTACACCCAGCGCACGTTGTTGATCCAAAGCCTTGCGGTCTGCCGCTTCTGCAGCTACTGCAATTTCCTTCTGACCGATAAAACTCTGTTTTGCCGCCTCTATGTCCATCGTGTCTTGTTTTTCTTGTGCCTTTGCAGCGGCCTCTGCCAGTTGTTTAGCAGCAGCGGCCTCTTTATCTTTTTGACTACGATATCCGGTGGCAACCAACAGTCCTAGTTCCAACAAACCACTCATGCTACTCTACCTCACCTTCAGGTACGTTCAAAAACGAAGCAGGGGCTTCTGCTTGAGGATACACGACTCGTACAGACGCCTTCTCTTCTGCGGCCATACGTGTATCTTCGTTTATCTTTTCGTTCATGGCTTTGTACAATTCTGGATTGCGATCTTTTGCAATGTTGAAGAAGGTTGCATCCTCAACTTCGCCCTCAGATACCTGCGGATCAACAAACATCTGTGGCTCGAAACCGGCCTGCAAAGCCATGTCAACCAGCGCAATACCCAGCGCAGGCTTCATAAGTTCAGCAACGTCAGGGGTGACTGCTCCTGCCATAAACCCCTTGAAGGCAAGCTGCTCAACAATCTCCTCGACAGTGATGCCAGCCAGCATCAGCTTGAGCATGTCGTCACGAGCAGGCCCATTCGACATCATCTCTAGCGCGTGATCGATAGCGTCATCCGGATTCGGAAACTGTGGCGGCTGCTCCCACTTCCATTTGCCGGGTGGGTCTGTGAGAGAGTTGCCCGGAGGAACGGCTAGGGCTGTGATTTTGTCCATCATCCGCTTGTCAATCCTCTATACTGACGCCGCTTTGCACTTGTGGTCTGGGCGAGTCCTGTAGTTGATACGGGCGATGCTGTAGGCAGTCGTGAGGCGGCAGGAAGACCCATCATCCGAACTTGTTTTGCAAGATACTGACGCATTGCATCAGTTTGCAACGCAGAAGAAACTTGCGTTCCGTTGCCAATAGGAATCCTGTTAATCTGTCCGGGCTGAAAATTAGTGTCAGTTCGAATGCCAGTGGCTCTTATTGTGCCGGGGGTAACTTGTCTGTCAAAGCGTTGCAACGCGCTTAAACTTTGCACAGTTCCGGCAAGCACCTCCGCATCGCTAGACTGGCCTATACCTAAAAAATTACCCGTTTTCGTAATTGCCTGACCCAGTGTAGACTGCCCAAATGAAGTCTGAGAAAACGGAGTGATGCCATACTTGTTGAATGTCTGAGAAGCGAGGTCTTTTCCGGTATAATATCCGTAATAATCGCCACCCTCGTAGTCGATAGCAGACTCTCCGAAAAGGTACCTACTACCAAAGTAACCCGCACCAGCCAGTGCCGCTATCTTTAGCGTTTTGCCACCTACAAGTTTAGACAACCAACTCATTACTCATCCCCAGATTTTATCGATTATTTCGTGCTTTAAGAAGTCGTCATACTTCTGATCGTATGCAGCTTCATTGGCGGCAATGGCTGCAGCCTGCATAGCCGCATTGTGTGCGCGATCTTTTGCGTTTTCTGAAATCTTCATAGTCCATGCAGCCTTGTCACGGTAACGCTGCCAGAGAGCGTTAAGAGCGTTCTGTTGAATACCTAAAAGGTTCAAGGCGTTCTGTCTGTTTGCTTCGTTCTGTGCTGCAGTGTTCCGTGTGTTTACTGTACGACGCCACACAGCGTTGCTCTGATCGATCTCAAGCTGCATGTTGGCGTTGAACTGATCGGATGCTGTTTCCATCTGTGCATTAAACTGTGCGATTGCAACCTTCTGGTTCGAGTTAAACTGCTTTACAGCGATATCCCGATTGATGTTTGATGCCTCAATCGATGCACCCATCTCTGCAAAAAACTGGTTTATCTCGTTTTCAGACTTAGCGTTAAACTGCTTGGCTGCATTGTCTGCGGATTGATCAGCTAAGAGAGCCTGCAGCTTAGACTGATATGTAAGATTGTTGGACTGCTGTTCGTTCGTCAGATTTTGCATATCCATGCTTAGGAATGCTTTGGCGTTGTTTACAGCAGCCTGTTGGCGATTGTTCAGATTAGCCATGTCCATCTGCAGGACGGCGGCAGCGTTTTGCAACGCGGCCTGTTGTTCGTTGTTCAAGTTTTGCAACTGGATGGTTGCGTACTTCTGAGCGTCCTGTGCGGCAATCGGGATACCCGACTCCATCATGGCTTGCATAGTGGCAGCAGCAGCCATCGACGATGCCCCCAGACCACGCTGTTGCATGACTGCAGTTACCTTGCGGACAGCAGGTGCTGCCCATGCCGGAGGAGGACCTCCCTCTTCAATGCCCTTGAACAGTTCTGCAAGCTGATACTGTGTCGTAGCACGGGGATCAAGTTCCTGAGTAGCAGCTTCCGCAAGGGCTTCTTCGGATACGACGCCCTGTGCGGCAGTCATAATCGATTCTTTAGACAGTTTGCCTTTTGCTGCCTTTGCCTCGCCTACTTTTTCTGCAGAATCTGCAGTGGCATCGTAAGAAGCAGGATCGAATTCTTCAGGCAAATCTTGATCTGTGGATACTATGGCGTCAGGTGTCTTTACCTTCGTAGGGGCATCGATCTTCTTGTCGGCAGTGGTGAGGAGTTCGTCAGTCTCAACCTCCTGATCTTTAGGCTTTATCTTGGTGCCTTCAGGTAACTCAGTCGCGGTGGACTGATCTTCCATCGCTTTGATGGCATCCTTATCTTTTTGGGTGATGTTTGTTGCTGACATTGTTACCTAAGTCCCATAAATACGGAGACGACCATAGCCACGACCAAGACCGTACTCCCCATAATCATTGCTTCCAGTCGCCACATGCGCTTGTCCAACGAGTCTAGCTTCCCATGAACCAACTCACGGAACATGGCACACTCCTTCTCGTGCGCTTCTAGCTGCAACTGTGTTTTGAGTTCCTGTTCCAAACGAGGCTCCGTGGTGAGTTTCATCAGTCGGCGTCAAGGATTGTCAAGTCACCGGCTGCGACCTGTTTCATTATTTCGTCGTAGTGAGAGTTGCCAGATTTTATAGGCACATCCCATGTAGTACCGTCTATCGTGGCTTGAATAACAGAATTGTTGCCATCGACATCCTGTACATATTGTGCAGAAGTTATGTTGTACTCACTCATAGTTCTGCACTCCAATCTATATATTTATCTGTAGCATCATGCTTGCCAACCACAGCTTGACCTGTTGTTAAACCCGATGAAACTCTCCACTGAACATGACCAACTCTTTTGGTTGAACCAGATAAACTAGGAACATTACTACAACCAACAGTGTTTGCGCCTATTCGTAATGAATAATCTCCCGCTGTTCCTGTTGTTGACATAGAGGGTTCTGCTCTCATTTCGACAGGATGCGGGTGCTGTAGATATGCGGCAGTGCTACTGTCGGCAAAACCCACCCAACTAAACATTGAGCCATCATCATCTACTTCCCGATAAAAATACCTCTGACACCTAGCCAACTCATCGCCAAACGACCGATGCTCAAACGGCGTGGCCTGTTCGCCGACCTCAAGCTGGATGCCGGTTAGGTTAAACTCTGCATTGAGAGTGTCCATAAAGGTAGTGCCAACGTCGCTGTGAACTCGTCTGCTATTATCATTTGATATCCAAGAGCCATCTGGGTTAGTGCCGCTTGTAAAAGTAGTCCCTGCACCTAGCCAGAAAAACACATACAGACTTACGGCATTGTCATTGTCAAATGCGCCAGTTGTGTCTCCAGCAAACGAATAAGAGTA